ACCGACGGCCCGCTGTTCGCCGCCGTCGTCAATGGCGAGGAGGGTTTGCAGACGAAAGTTATCGACGTGCGCGCCGAGGCGCCCAAAGCGTTCCCTCCCCGCACCGTAGAGCCGCGCATCGTCACCGACACCGCCTCATTCCTGGCCGAGGTCACACGCCGGCCGCTGGACCCCGGGGTGTCCACCGTGTGGGGCAACCGGCAGTTAGGCGAGATCACCGTCGTATACGACGAATTGGAGACGGACCCCGACGCCACCTACACCCGTCGGGCCGACCGGCTGATCCTGCGGTTCGTCGCCGACCCGGACTGGGCGACGTTGAAGAAGGCCGCCGATGGGCAGTTCCACGGGCAGGACGAGTTCGGTGACATGATCGAAGCCGCCGGGCATCTCATCACGTCCCATCCGGCCGCCGAGCTGATGGAAATCGTCGACAGTGTGCGGGCATCGAGCAAGGGCGCTTTCGAGTCGAAGATCCGCCGCGACACCGGCTCTCAGCACCTCGTCTACTCCGAGGAGGTTTCCACGAAGGCGGGTTCGTCGTCGCGGCCGCTGGAGGTGCCGCGCGAAATCACCTTGTTGGCGCGGCCGTTCGAGGATTACCCGATGGTCGAGGTGACGTGCTGGCTGCGGCTGCGGATCAATCAGGGGCATCTATACCTGGGGTTGTTCCCGCAGCCCTATGAGCACAAGGTGCGGGATGCGTGGACTCAGGTCACCCGCGGAATCTCCGAGTCGATCAGTGTGCCGGTGTATGCCGCCAATCTCGGGCGATGAACACCACCGACGACGACCAGCCGATCGGGGAGGCCCCGGACGTGACGGGTATCGCGGTGGTCGACGCCGCCGCTGCGGCGGCCCGGCACACCCGGGCGTTGCAGGCCGCGGTGGATGAGATCCGGGCGCTGGTCGACGGCACGGGTTCGCTGTTGGCCGCACTGGTCCGCGACATCCTCGAACGGCACGGGGTGTAGGGATGACCACCTACGCCGAGTTCCTGGCCGCGAAGGCGCAATTGGCCGACTCGGGCGGATTCGAGCCGATCGACCTGCCCGGACACCTGTTCGACTTCCAGCGCGCCCTCGTCGACTGGGCGATCCGGCAGGGCCGCGCCGCGCTGTTCGCCGATTGCGGGATGGGCAAGACTCCGATGGCGTTGGCGTGGGCCGACAACGTCCACCGGCACACCGGCAAACCGGTACTGCTGCTGACACCGCTGGCGGTGGGGTTCCAGATCGTCGCCGAGGCGGCCAAGTTCGGGCACGACGCGGCGATGTCGCGGGACGGGACGATCCCCGCGGCGATCACCGTCACCAACTATGAGCAGTTGCCTAAGTTTGATTGGGAACGGTTCGGCGGTGTGGTGTGCGACGAGTCGAGCATCCTGAAGAATTTCGACGGCGCCACGAAGGCGGCGATCACCGAGTTCATGCGCCGCATCCAATACCGGCTACTGGACACCGCGACCGCCGCGCCCAACGACTACATCGAATTGGGCACCAGCAGTGAAGCATTGGGCGACCTGGGCTACATGGACATGCTCGGCCGGTTCTTCATCAACAAGGAACGCAAAGCGTCTAGCCGTGGGCAACGGATACAACGTTGGGAGATGGCCGACCGGATCGGCCGCGAAACTGCATCCGAGTGGCGGCTGAAAGGCCATGCTGAGGAACCGTTTTGGCGGTGGGTGTCGTCGTGGGCGCGGGCCATCCGCAAGCCATCCGATTACGGCTACGACGATGGCGGGTTCATACTGCCGCCGCTGATCGAGAACACGCACCTGATCACACCGACCCGCACGGCCGACGGGCACCTGTTCGACGTGCCCGCCAACGGATTGCAGGAGGAACGCGAGGAAACACGGCGCACGTTGGTGGACCGGTGCGAGGCCGCCGCAAAACTCCTGGTGGGCGCCGATCGGGGTGTCGCGTGGTGTCACCTCAACGACGAATCATCACTGCTGGCGAAACTCATTCCCGGCGCGGTCGAGTTGACCGGATCGGATTCAGTGGAGGCCAAAGAGGATAAGCTCGCCGGGTTCTCAACCGGCGCAATAGATTTCCTCGTCACGAAACCGAAGCTGGGCGCTCTCGGCTTGAACTGGCAGCACGCAAACCGTATGACCTACTTCCCGTCCTACTCCTATGAGCAGTACTACCAGGCGGTTCGGCGCATGTGGCGGTTCGGGCAGACGAAACCTGTCCAGGTCGACGCGATCACCACCCCGGGCGGCAAGCGGATACTCGCCAGCCTGCACCGCAAGAGCCGCCAGGCTGACGCGATGTTCACCTCCCTTGTTGCGCACATGAACAACGCGCAGCGACTCGACCGTACGGACCTGTACACGAAGGAACTGGAGCTGCCGCAATGGCTTTCAAAGATCAGTTGATCACCGACCGTTACGCCGTGTACTGCGGCGACTCGATGGATCTGTTGCAGGCGATGCCGGATGCATCCATCCACACCGCGATCTACTCGCCGCCATTCGGCGGGCTATACCACTATTCTTCGGACCTGCGCGACCTGTCCAACGCCCGGGATTACCGCGAGTTCTTCGAGCAGTACGACTACTTCGTCCGTGAACTGTGGCGCATCCTCATTCCCGGCCGGGTGATCGCCGTACACGCCTCCCTGGTCCCGTCCGGCAACACCGGCGTTGATAGTTTCACCGACTTTCCCGGCGACGTGATCCGGGCGCATCAGAAACACCGGTGGGAGTTCATCGGTCGGCACATCATCTGGAAAGAGCCGCTGTGGGTGCGTAACCGGACGATGGCGAAGAACCTTGCGCACCGGCAGGTCACCGAGGATGCCGCCAAGGTGAACTTCGCGCTGCCCGACGAGCTGCTGATATTCCGCCGCAAGGGTGAGCACGTGCTGCCGATCCAGCACCCGTGCGGGCTCACCGGGGACTACGCGGGTGAGGAGCAGGTGCCCTACGACCTGCACCGCTATCGCGGCATGGACGGCGACCAGAAGCAGAACCGGTACTCACATTGGATCTGGCGGCGCTACGCATCGTCGATCTGGGATGACGTGCGCATGACCCGCACGCTGCCGTTCACTCCCGACCCGGACGACGACGACGCCGAGAAGCATGTGCATCCCCTGCAATTGGACGTGATCGAGCGGTTCATCGACCTGCGCACCATGCCCGGCGAGAAGGTCCTGACACCGTTCATGGGTGTCGGTTCGGAGGTCTATACGGCGGTGCGGATGGGCCGTTACGGCATCGGTGCGGAGTTGAAGCCGTCCTATTTTGAGCAGGCGGTGCGCAACCTCGCCACCGTGGACGACGCCCTACCTGCAGCCACTGAGGCGTTGTTCGACCTCGACGGCGTGACGTGACCTCCCCGCCCCTGTTCCACGCGTTCTGCGACCGCTGCGGCCGCCTCATCACCGCCCTGGAACCCGAACCGGAGTGCTACGGCTGCCGGGTCGCGGCACACGTTCTGGGGTTGGCGCCACTGGTGGCGGAGGGTGAGCGGGACGTGAACGGTTTCATCGCCACCCCGTCGATGGCCGACATCGAACGCCTCCAACGCCAGATCGACTCACTGTCAGCGGTCGTCACCGACTTGGAGCGGCGGGTGGGCCGAGATTGACGAGGGCTACTGCGTCCCGGATGAAAGGGAAAAATGACTGACGCGCGAAGCCTTATCGCCCAAACGCTGCGATGCGCAGGGGTGCTGCTGCCCAATAACTTTGAAGACTTCCGCACCTATGAGCAGAAGATCGACGGCTTAGCCGCCGAGATCGACAAGGCCCTCGGAGGACTCACGCGGGAGACCTCGCACGCCACCCGCGTCTGCTCATTCGGCCCATGTGAGGGCAAGTCACACCACCGCTGGGTTTCCGGCTGGACACCAGAGGAGGACGCGCCGTGACCATCCTGGATAACCTGATCGCCCGCGCGGAGCAGTGTATTGAGTTCGGCAATTTCGACTCCCTGCACGGTGAACTGCTGGACATGGTCAAGTTTTTGGACCATGAACTCAGCGCCGAAACCGACCGTGCCGGTGAGCATTTCGATGCGCGGATGGAAGCTGAGGGTAGCGTCCGCGAGCTGACCGGCCGCCTCGCCGCGCTGGAACAGGCCGTGGAGCGGGTGCGGGAGTTGGCCGAGAACTACATCATGGTCAACGGAGACGAGCTGCTCCGCGCCCTCGATGAGAACGCGCTCGACGGGACGGAATCGTGATCGTCTACCGCTGCGACCACTGCGGCGAACCGATCGGCGAACGGCTACGGATCGCCACCAACACCTACGGCAGCCGCGAGGAACACTTCTGCTCGGTGCCGTGCGTCACCGAATGGGGACGATTCACGGGCTACTACAAACCACCCGAGCCAGGTGTCGTCGAGGCGTGGATATACTGCGGCGCAACACATCCTGAACGCAGTTCCGACTGCAAGTTCGTTGCCGGGCACACCGGAACTCACATGACACACGGCGGGCTGGAATGGTGACCGAACCGGATGGCCTGTTCGACGTCCCGCCCGACGCCTACCTCATTCCACCCGAACCTGAGCAG